AAGATGGGGTGGGGACGGTGAGTTCCCATGGCGAGCAGTCTGGCGGATCGTGCCATCAATAAGAAGATTGCACCCCAATAGACTTATTTAGCCACGTTTTCGTAGATAGTCTGAAAGTCGCTCTGCTCAGCAACTTCTTCCTCATAATTACGCTTGTGATAAGTCCTCGCCAGTTTACGACCCAACTTCTTGGGAATCTCGCACTCATCTTGCATTTTCTGAAGAATCTCTTTGATGAGATCGCGCTCTGCTTCGACACGAGTGAGTGAGTTTGAGATCTCTTGGAGACATCCCAAAACCTTTGCTTTATCAATAGCCATGATTATTCTTCCTCTTTTGCAAACTCAGAATTCGCGGCTTCAATCGCAATGTAGTAAGTAATCGGTAGGTTCTTGTTCTTAAACATTGCCATACCCTTACGAGACACAGAAACATCATAAGAGCCATCAATCATCTTGAAGTTTTCAACCTTCATGACAACCTTGAACTTCTTATCGCTGGCGCCGATTTCAATCTTAGATTGGTCAGCCGAGTCATCCTTCATGTCTGTAGCAATAAAATAAATTACACTACCATCACTTTCAAAAACAAAATTAGGCGAACCAGAGATACCTGCGCTCTTACGCATCCACTCGAGGTCATCCTGACTGAGGACAAAAGAACAATCAGCCTCGCCGAGACTAATATTCTTTTCTGGTGGAGAAACGATGAGTTTAGGTGCGCAATATTTAATATAGTCAGAACGCTTCTTGTTTTCTGTAGCAATAACAACACGATCATCAGTAAAGTCAAGAACTGGATCCTTGTAGAGAGAAACCTTTGCAAGTAACTTGTTCAAGTCATACAGTGCGAACTCCTTTGGGAAGTTCTCAGTAATCGTTGCCTCTGCAAAGATAGTCTTGAGTGGGGAGATAGTTTTGAGAACATTACCTGACTTAAATTGCAGGCTCTGGTTAATGCCAGAGAAGTTCTTCAAAACATTTACAGTATTATCAGAAAGTTTCATAATTTAACATCCTCAATTTGCTCAACACGGTTATTATATACTGAATCTAGAAGGTTGTCAACCCTCACTTTCAATTCATCTAGTGTACAATTATTGTCCATCACAACATCATAGTGGCTACCAATCCATGCCCATTCTGAGTAATGGACTTCTGGATATGCATTTCGCATCACATCAAGATTAGAAGATAGATTGCAGTCCCGAGCCAGAGCAAACCACTTAGGCTCATCGCCGCGACGAACACGAACAACAGTACCACCAGACTCTTTAATAGCATTGATTTCATTTGGAAATCTCACATCAGCAATCACATAATTATTCCAAGGTGCCAGTTCGCAACGACGCAGCACAGTATGAACCCAGAGGTCAGGGTGAAACACATTCCGACCTGCCTCTGTGCCCATCAATTGTAATGCGAGTCTTGGTGAGAAATCGTAACCGAACTTCTTTGACCACCACTCATCGGGTTGTTCGCGCCATGCTCGAGATTCTGTTGTATCTCCCTCAAGCATAGCACGACTCCAACCAAACACAGCAGCGCAAGAGTCTTTGACGCTGTTCGCAAAACTTTCCTTGAAGAAATCGTGACGATCCACAAGAATATCTGCGATTGTGCCCTTACCACTGCCAATCTGCCCAACCAAACCTATAATCATAAAATATTACAGAGTTCCCACATAATTAGCAACGGCTGGCATATCACCAGTGAATGCATAGGTTCCGATGTGATGAGTGCGCATCCATGGGCAGAGCCAAATCTGACCACCAAGACGACGCCACCACTGGCAGAACATGTAATCTTCAGACAAGTAACGGTCAGAGCCGAAGCCACCGTTTTCCTTGCTGTCAATTACTGTGTCGAAGTATGCGTGAATGTAACGGGAGCCATCGAAATTGGCTTGACCGACATGGTCTGGCTTGTAGCGCAACTGTGGATATGCGTCGCGGAACTTGTCAAACACTTCTCGTTTGACCATCATGAAGCCAGTGCCAATTTCAAGAACTTCGATTGGCTCAGCAACGGAAAACTTCTCAGTGCCAGGTGCTGGATTGAATACGAAATCGCCAGCAACTTTCTCAAGTTCACCTGCTTCGATATCAGGATGTTTCTTGACTGCTTCCTTGACAGAGTTCCACTTAATGGACTTCTTTGGGTATGGTCCACCAATGACATCCTTATCTAAAGCAAGCAATGCAACGACATCCCTTGGATCGAAATGGATATCAGCATCCAGAAATAGAAGATGAGTGAATCCTTCCGCGCGAAGGAACTCATCTACAAGATAGTTGCGAGCACGAGTGATAAGTGATTCGTTAAAGATAAATGAGAAACGAACCTCAATACCATAGTTTGCACAAATTGTTTGAAGATCCAAACAAGACTTTACAAACATACCATGGGACATACCGCCATACATTGGCGTTGCTACGAACAGTTTATTCTTTCGTAGTTCTTCTACTTTTACTTCTAATTGCATAATAACTCCAGAGTATAAAATTCAAAACACTAACTATATAGTCAACCGAAAAGGTCATCTAGAGTGCTAGTGACATTTAGTTTCTCGTTAAATTGAAAATGACCATTCCAAACATTGTCAACAGTAGTATTCAAAGACTCATCATATTTACCAACTGCTACAGCATCAAGATTATATGCTAGGTCAAGATATTGCGATGCAATGAGTTTTCTATCAAACTGTTTTACAAACTCAAAGTTATTTTGTACAATTTCATTGTACTCAGATTTTTGCATGGACAAGAAGTTATTGCACAAATCTCCAAACTGTTTAGGTGTGGCATCCCAAGGAATCATTAGATAATTTTTCCCTGGCTTGAGTAATCCTTCGCCCTTCTCGTTATCAGAGACACCGAGATTACGAGCAATAGGAACAACACCCATGAGCATAGCATCAATCACAACACGATTGAAATGTTCACCATATGTCTTAGACCAAGAAGGGTCAAGTAAGAATTTACTGTGACTTAGAATCTCGTCACGCTTTTGTTCAGAAACAAATCCTATATATTGCATGCCTGCAGTTAAGGCATTTACCCAAATAGGATGATTAATACGAGTTTCTTCAGCCTGTGGATCTCGCTCAAGTGTGCAATAATATTCTGGTTTGCATTTATCCTTTGATGCCATATATGCGCGCTCAATGCCATCACCAGCAATAATCACTTGACCATGAATATATGGAACTGCTGCAACAAGGTCATCAACACGCTTCCACCTCTTGAATGTTTGCAGCGAAAAGATTGTGTTAGTTCTATTATCAAACGAATCAGTATAAGCGCGATTAATGTTCTGTGGATTTAGAATCAATTTTTGAGGAATTTCCATTGCGGATGCTTGATTAAACGCGCTAGGATGTACGCAAGCAAGACCAGCAATATGCTTGCGAAGGTGATGAATCCAGGGATAGTTCTTTTTAAGATTACCATCATGTACAATAATAACATGCTTGGCTTTGACTTCGGTGAACATGCGAAGCCAGGATTGCTTTCCTTCTGAATCCTGGCACTTGAAACCGAAGATCGATTGCCAGATAACTACATCATATGAGTTGGCGAGATTTACAAATTTGTTCACATCTTCATCATTAATGAAAGAGAGATACTCGCCTCGCCAACCCTTACCCTGGTGGACTGGGATGCCTGTTCCAACTCCAATATCATAACCTGTCTTGTCATAATCCTCAGAAAACTTGCCACCAGACTTTGTGCTTCGTAGATATACGAAGCCAGTCTCATGACCAAGATCTTTGAATCCTGCAATCAATTGTTCGGTGTGCGAGATAATGCCACCGAAGTTATTAAAGTCATGTACAACAGTCAATATTTTCATATGTTATCCGAATAAATCTTCTAGAGTGGATACTTTATTATACGCCTCTGGGTGGTATTTGGCAACCATTTCACGACCACCTTTTTGTTCCAAATAGTCATACCATTCTTGCTCAAACCACATACCTTCTGAGATTCCATTCCAGAGTCTTCTTTGTAATGGATGCTCTTTGTTCTTTCTACGAGACTCAACATAATTGAAACGATGGTCTTCATATTCTTTGCTACCCAGTTCCAGCATCTTTTCGCGCAAGTAACAGACAAGGCTGATTCTTTCAGCACTCTCATCATTCATCACGATAGGCGTATTTCCGTGGATGTACTCGTGGTTGTTCACAAGCAGCAAATCACCTGGTCTAACATTAATGGCAACACGAACTTCTGGTAGAATTAGATATCCGCCAGTGAAGTTTCCATTATTTGACAATACTAGAAGATTACTCAATCCTTCGCTGAAGTCACCAGCATCCCGATGGGCTGCTGTTCTAAAAGTCTTGTTCACAGTAATCGTTGTGAACACAGTGTCTGGAACCAAGAATGCTGGGTCAATTTTATCCGCAGCAGCACGCTGAGCAGCATGACGACTCGGAAGTAACTTCGCAAAACCACGGTCTAGCGTTTGTAAAAACGGAAACGCCAATTTAAATTTATCATAATGATTCTGAGTATATGATGTTGCGCGACCATACGGAATACGAGGATATCGGTCAAACCAACCAGCAATGCCAGAGTTCACAACATTTGCATAAGTGGTGTCAGAGATGTAAGTTTCTTCAACTCCTATTGCTTCTTGCTTCTGCTCTTTGATTGTCATCTTCACAACTTTCTTGAGCCAAGTCTCGAAGTTAAAATTATCTTCTTTGACTTTTGCGCTCAGCCAAACGAGACCACGAGAAGAACTTTCACTCTCATATCGTGCGCGCAGTGTTTCAATTTCTTCTTTTACATCAACCTTGATGACTGAATTCTCTGCTTGCTTCTTGAGATAGTCAATAGCGCGCAATTGAAACTCTGTCACCCATTCGCGCCCACCGCACTTCTCGCCTTTCGGACCAGCAGCAAGTCCACGATTTTGTGTTTGTGTTGCAGCCTCACGCAGCCCAGCATAGGCGGCATCTTGTTGTTCTTTGCTGAAGAAGTTTTTTCGGAACTTGAATGCAATGTTACTGTCATCTTCGCTCTGAAGATAACAGTCTGTGTCTTCATTGATAACAGTATCGAAATGAGACTCATTCAAAAATTGTCCAAGCAGATGCTCGCAATCAATTTTAGTTTCTGCAATAATAACCTTGGTCATGTTTGCCCTCCTGCTAACATTATTATATATCCAGCAGGGTTTGTTGTCAAATCGGAAACTCCAAAAAACTGTGGGGGCAAGAACTGCCCCCACAGGAACCAGAACGGTTTTACTCAGCCAAGATTAGGCATTCATCGAGACATTGATGGCGTCGCGATAGAGCGTCTTGCGAGCACGAGCAATCTGACCGCGCTCGAGGTACTTCTCGAACTGCTCCGAAGGAGTGCCGAGGCGGTACGACAGCGTCTTGGTACCATCGCTGAGAGTTGTACGGTTCGTGTAAACCGAGATACCCTCATTGCGAGCACGATACGCAAGATCAGCAGCGTTATCGACCTTGAACATAGCACGAACCTGACGCGAAGTCACGGTGTTGCCGCGAGCAAGATAATCAACAAACGAGTTAAGAGCATTAGACATATAATTTACCTTCACAAAAATACCCCGTCAATAATATCACAAAGTTGGGGCTTCCCTTGCGATATACCATTTATTATATACTAACAAATGGCAATAGTAAACTCTTGCTTACCAAGACGAATGGTATTCAAATGTCCACCCGTCAGGAAGCGCAAGAGCATTATCAATAATCTTTACTGTATCTTCAAGATCAGTAAAATAATATCCTTCGTATTCAGTGCTGCCGAAGAAAAATCCACTTTGAGTAGGCAAGAGTTTATCTGCTAGAGATTTATCTTCCAACACTTGTTGACAAAGACTCTTGAGTTGTTCCAATTGTTTCCTATCAACATAATAGGATCTACAATCGTCTTCGCCGTTTTGAACATTATTAACAAACCAGTTGTGAATTTGATTTGCCTTTCGCCAATATCCAATTTCGGCTTTCACTTCCTGAACAGGATTTTCTCCCTCAGTCAAATAGACCTTCAACTCAGGAAACATCTCCAGTAGTTTTTCTTTCTTTTGCTTGTCGGCATCATTGTATTTCGAAAGATACAGACTCGCATTCAACATCATATCAAGACCCACGATGACGCTCCTCAAAAGTTTTCATCCAATTCATCAGATACTGTTTGGCTTCAGTTCGTTCAACACCAAACACTTCTTGGATATACGGAGCAGCACCAAACATATTAGTCTGCCCAGACTCGCGAAGTTTATCCAAGAACACATTAACCTTTTCTTGCATTTCTGTTCTAAACTTATCCATACATTCCCCCATTAAAACGGCATCTCATTGGCTTCACGATCAAGATCAGCAACCAAAGTCTTGGCGACTCGATCAATAACCTGCTGCTCAGTCAATCCTGAACCCTGATGCTCTACCATATCCATGGCAGTCAGCAGCACTGCTTTCATTGCACCATTCTTGGTCACGCGAACCATAAGATCGCCAGAGTTCGCATCATTGATCGTTTCTACCTGAACATCATTCTTCGGCGCAACTGGAGCAGTCGCATCCGCATCAACCTTCGTGTACAGATCCAAGAACGCAGTCTTGGTGTCAGTATCGAATCGGTTCAAGCACATCTCAATTGCCTTCAAACGATTGTTGAAGATAGAGAATGCCTTGCTGATATGCACAAGACGGCGAGTCGAGATAATCTCGTCTACCGCGCCATCCGCATAAGACTTGCGAATAATCTCAGCCCAAGTAATGAGTCGCTCGATGAACACATTGTCGTTGATGTTCAACTCGGCAAAATTTTTCTCAAGAATCTTGCGCTCAGTATTCGCAGGAGGATAATCCTGCTCAACAGTCACAGCGAAACGCTCGAGGAACGCTTCGTTGAGAATGTTCGTGCCGATGAATCGACCGTCATCACTGCCCTTGCCCTTGGTGTTCGCAGTCGCAAGCACCGTAAAGCCAGCAGCAGGATGCACAACCTCACCAGTCTTCTTGTCGAAGTATGGCTTGCCCTCAAGAATCGGCTGAAGACAGAGAATGTCCTCGGTGCCAAGATCACACTCATCTAGCAGAAGCACAGCACCGCGACGCATCGCAGTCAGCACAGGACCTTCACGACGCACAGTGCTGCCGTCAATCAACTCATACGAACCAATCAGATCAGACTCATCGGTGCGTTTGGTGATGTTCACACGAACCAACTCACGCTTGAGCGCAGCGCAAACCTGCTCAATCATCATCGTCTTGCCGTTGCCAGAAAGACCAGTGATGTAGATGGGGTAGAAGATTCG